CCAGGCGGTACGTTCCCATCTGCACCGGGCCAGTGTCGAGGAAATGCCGGATGCGCACTTTTTGGCCCTGCTGAAATAATTTAAAGACGCCCTGCGGGTTGAGCAAATTGAAATCATCCGTGGGGCTGTGCAGCGTGAAATTTGCCATGTTGATACTGAGTGTGTTGGAAATCAGGTCAACTTCCTCAGTGATTTTGGCTTCCACCACGTCGGTGTCGGAGAAAACAAGGAAGGTTCCGTAATCAATAGCGCGCAGCTTGATGTACCGATACGGTTTCGTAGTGCCTTTAAATGTAATGACCAGCTTACCGAAATTTTCAACCGGGCATTCACAAAAATAGTTCAGCGCATTCGGGGAAAAATCCTTACTGATGATCAGCACGCCGGCGAGCGTGTACCACTGAATATTGATAAGCGCGGGATAGTCCGGCAGGAAGTGAAGCGTCAGCCCAGCGCTGGTATGCTGCTCTGTGAAAGAGATTTCCAGCACGGGCGGGTTTTCTAAAACTCCGTCCGCGCCGGACATGCTCTGACTCCAATACCCGAAATCCATACCCGCGGGAGCGTCAGGGAATAACGTTTTGCTACCATCCAGAAGAAAGAAACCCTCTTCCAGCGTTGCATAGTCCGGAACAGACAGATCGTCGTGCTTGAGCTGTGTGGTATCCGCAAACGGCTGAATATCTGTTGCCACCGGCGTGCTGTCATCCTTGGCGGTGACGTCGATCAAATCCAGTGTAATTTCGGTATATTCCAAGCGATCACTTCCTTAAACTGGCTTCCGCGCCGGGGCCTTTGCCGTAAAGTTCACCGTGAGATTTTTCCAGTAGTTTTCCCCGGCCTGCTGCGTAAGCAGCTCGTCGCCGACATTTGCAAAGTAGGCCGTGAAGGTGTAGCTCCCGGATTCGTCTGGTACGACTACCGTATGAAACTCTACCGGCTCTGTCAGTTTATCCCACAGTTTTTGATACTCTGCTTTGCCAGCCCTAGTGCTGCGGGCCAGCTTCAGCTGATAATTAAAATAGACACCAATCAGCTTGCGCTGTAGGTTTCCATCCTCAGTGCGCTTTGCGTACTTATCCAAAAATTCGGCGGTGCGCTTTAGGCTGACAATCGGGATATCAAATTTCGCTCCGTCGATGATGAGCATCAGCGACCACCTCCTACTGCAAACGCAGGACCGACCCGGCGGTTTTCCTGCTCCACTTCGAATTTTACCCAGCGAATAAATCCTGCGTTATCACCTGAAGCAATCACATTGACCTGCGGCTGAATGTTGAGTTTATCAATCTCACTTGCCACTATGCTGCGAATCAGGTCTGCCGGGGCCTCAATGTTCGTGCCGCCGCGCTGATCGCCGAGGATTGCTGCAAATTCCGCACGTGGCGGGATAACGGCGCCGGTGGCAAGGCGGGGGATGGATACCTTTCCGAGTGTCGGAATATCAAAGCCGAACTTGATACCGCCGATTTTTGGGATGTTCTTCGGAACATCGATGCTGATAGAATTTAGCGCTTCGATGATCTTGTTGACACCACCGATAAAACTGTTCACAAAACCTTCTACCATGCCGATCATGTTATTGATGGAGCCTTTCACGCCTTTTTCGATGGGATCAATCACGTGTTCTTTTATCCAGCTGGAAGCCTTGTCCCAAACGTCTTTGATGCCCTTCCACGCATTCCCTGCCGCCGTGGAAATCCCTGTCCACAGTCCCGCAAAAAACTTGCTGATAGGCTGCACTACATTGGTGTTCATCCACGCACTCGCAACGCTCCATGCATTTTTTATCCAGTCCCACGCTGCAGCACCGGCAGCTTTGACCTGATCCCAGTGGGTAATCAGCAGGTATACGATAGCGATAAGGGCGGCGATGGCCGCCACAACGAGAGTAATAGGGGAGGTAAGCACAGCCATAGCGGCATTAAAGAGCCATGTTGCCGCCGTAACGGCGACCGTGGCGGCGTTTTGTGCCCATGTGGCCACTGTCTGTGCGGCGGTGGCAGCAGTAGTGATAACCCACTGCGCAGCCTGTTTTACGAGAGCTGCTGTGGTGTTCACAAGACTGACCAAAAAATCCTTCGCGTACAGGCCTGCAAGATAGAGAGTTTCGACTTTATCAGCAACTTTTGCACCGGTAACAGCCCACAAACCCTCTTTCATCTTTCCAAGGATTCCAACTACGCCGCCTGCGTTTGTGACAAATTCGAGCAGGTCAGCAACTTTCCACGCCGCGAAAAACAATCCGACCGTCACGGTCATGCCCTGTACAAGCCCTTGATTTTTGCTGATCCAGTCGGAGATACCGCCAAGCGCGTCCTTGATGTCGGTCAGCACACTGACGATAATGCCACCAGTCCATTCAGCCAAGGGCTTCAAAAAGTTATCAAACAGCCAAAGAGCAAGGGGTTTCAGGGCTTCAATAATGCCATTCAGAATTTCGATTGCTTTTGCGAGGATGTCCAAAAACAACGGAACGACGTTATTCATTGTCCATGTCCCCAGCGGCACGAGAACGTTCGTCCAAAACCATAGAAGACCCTCGCCTACATTGATCGCAAACGGAGCCAGGGCGAGCCACAAGTCATGCAAAGCACTGTTGATTTTTCCCCAGTCGATCTTTGACATGCCGTCTTTTAGGGCATTGATAAATCCAGGCAGCCCGGCACCGAGCGTCCAGCGCCCGACCGGCACCAAAAAACTGTTGTAGAAATCAAGCAGCCCTTGCCATGCAAACCCACCGAGCCGTTGAAATTCGCCCCACAGCCCAGCTAAGGCGGTTTTAGTGGGGATAAGAGCGGTATTAAGGTCTGCAAAAATCCCTCTGATGGTATCCGCTGCCGCCTGTACCGCAGGGCTTACAGTAACGCCTGCGCCGATCTCTTGCCCGCCAATGGGATCTATCGCCGTGCCGCCGGAAACGTCTGGAGTGGAAGTGTCTGCCGACGAGCTTCCGGCTGAGGTGCCCTGCTGTAAAACGTTCAGTTCATCGAATCCCGCGAGTGCTCCATCCGCGGCCTTGCCGGCTTTTTTCGTTGCGTCGGCAAGCTTGTTCTGCGCCTTCGCTGCGTCGTTGGAGGAAGTGGCAACATTGGAAGCCGTATTCGCTACGGCCTGCTGCTGTGATGCCTGGCGGCCAAAAATCGCGGTCGTGACCTGGGCGAAGAGGTTTGCCACGCGGGTGAGGGCAGTAATAATTGCGTTTAGGCCAGGAAGAACCGCACTGGCAATGGGGATTAAGGCGTTGCCAACCGCGACCTTTAGGTTGTTAAAATTAAATCCCAGCTGCTGTACCTGACCGGAGTATGTACCAGCCAGCTTGGCGGCATCGCCCACCTGAAAGCGGGTTTCTTCCATGATGCCGTTGTACTCGGCCTGAATTTTTTGCTGTTTGGTGAGGTTTTGCGTGGATACGCCGATGCTCTTGGCGTAATCCTCCCACATTTTCGCGACGTTTTTTGTAACGCCGGCATTATCGACGAGCACCGAGTTTTCGTTTTTCAGACCTTCGGTTGCTGACGTGACAGCGTCGCCAAGAGAATAGCTGGCCTGCCTGCCGAACGCAGCAGAATCTTTCAGTGCTTGGAGGGTGTCTTGAATCTGTGGGTCGGTGTAGCCGCGCGAAGCAAGGTTTTTGTATGCGGTGATGGCATTCGTCGCCGGAATAAGGCCGTCGGCTGTGTACTGCTGAATAAAGGCTTGCGCCGCCTTAAAGCTGCGTCCTTGGCCTTCCATGATGCTTTGCAGGCCCATCATGGCGTTAGAGAGCTCAGTTGCGGCGCTGACCGAAGCTTTGCCGAAGTTAACCACCGCAGCGACGCCAAAAGCGATGCCAGCAGCCGCGGCCAGCTTTTTGAGGGATGAGGTAATTCCATCCAGTTTCCCACTGAGTCCCTTGACGCCCTGATTAAAACCAGAGCTGTCGATCTTGGTGTCAATATTAATACTGCCGTCGTAGCCCATTGCCAAAGCGTATCACCTGCCTTTATGCAAATAAAACAGCCCGGGCATCACTGCCCGAGCTGCGCCATAAATTTATTGATTGCTGCCTGTTCTTCCGAGGTGTAAATCTCGGGCAGGTCAACTATTTCCCGCATGGAGTAGTACCACTCTTTTTCTTCCTTGGTGAGCTTGCCTTTTTCTTTCTGCTTTCGCAAATAAATCAAGCGACTGAAAAAACAGTCCTCTTGTAAATCCAAAAACATATACGTAAACCGCCACCAGTGCAGGCCCGCTGTGGAAAGGTCAATTTGGTAGGTCTGCTCGATTGCTGACATGATATACCGTGCGTCCTGTGACCAGCTGTAATACCGGGTGGGGTCAGCCTCGTCGTCGTTTAGCTTTGGCTCCTGCCCGCAGTTCAAAAACTTCACGGCCAATTCTGCGGCGCGGCGGGCATCTGATGGAATGACGGGGTAAAGCAGCCGCAGCATGACAAGCTGCTTTTCGTATCCGGTTAAATTCGGATCCTCGAAAGCAGTCATGATCTGTAGGCCGATGCGGTAATCGGTGTTCAGCTCATATTCCACACCGTCGATTTCCGCAGCGGTCGGCAGGCCGTCAATCAGGACGTTCATTTCAGCACGTTCCGGTAGGCCGCGCGCGGCGCGGTGTACTTATCGACCTGCTTTTCCCGCGCCTTTTGAACACATGGCGCGATGCCGTTGAAGAACTGTTCAAACATGTCCAATGTGTTTGCGTCCCCGAAAGCTGTCTGGCTGGTTCCAGCGCCGAAAACGTTGTCGATCTTCTCGCGCAGGAAGCCGCAAGTTTCACGCAGCAGCGCGAGAGCGCCCCCGAAATTCTTTGGGATGCCAAATGCATCAAGCTCCGTGTTTTTCTGCAAAGCCTCAACTTTCTGCTGGTATTCCTTTTCTTTTTCCTCGAACTCGCTGAGCAAGCTATAAAAGCGCTCGGCAAAGGAAATGTCGGTGGGGTTAAAGGCAATTACCCGGGTGGGGTCACCATTAACTTTTAACTTGACCCCACCGGTGTCAATACGTAATTCTTCCATCAGGACCCACTCCCTTCGGGCGTAAAGGTCTTGGTAGAAGGATCAAAAGTCCCCTTGACCGGATCCCCGACCATGTTGACGGTGTAGTTGATCTCGACACTCTTACCGCCATCGCCGCCGAAGTCATCAATCTGGATGGATACGGTGTTCTTCTCTGCGGGGTAAGCACCGCCGGTAGCTGTACCGTACAGATTGACCATCACAATATCGGTTCGAGCTGCGTCCAGTACCGCACGGCTCTGCCGCAGCCCGTCCACAAAGTCGAAAACTTCGTCGCCCTGAATGGCTGTCTGTTGAGTGGCGATGCTGGGTTTATAGCTCTCCACGTCAGTGGTTCCCGAATCCTCGGATACATAGGTTTCATCAGAGGTTTCAGGGTTATAATCCACCTTATGGCTGGTAATACCCTGTCCCATGCGTGCATAGGTGGCTGTTTCTTTCGGGGTAGTATTCATAAAGATCGCGAACAGCGACCGCTTGATTTTTCCTGCCATGTATATCATCCTTTCCAATCGGTATAAGTCATTTTACAGATAATCTGATAAATTGCGGTCTGGTCATTCTCGTCGCGTTGGTACAGGTAACCCCACGACGTCGCTTCAATAGATTCCACTGTTCTGTTCGTTCCGAGGTCAGGCAGATTGTCAAGGTCTGTCTGTTCCTCAAGCCAATCGGCAAAATCTTCGTAAAATCCACTGTTTGCGATTCGTGCGAGGTCGTCAACCGCCGCCTCCCGAGAGGTCAATGCGAAAGGAAATTCCCGGGTTTTGTTCCCGGCGAGATCCTGCGTGAGAATTCGGGCGCCCGGCAGAGTGTCGATGCTGTAGTTGACCGCACCGGGTTCTAATCCATCAACATGCAGGTCAGCAAAAGTGTTGAGGGTGGGGCAGGTGGCGATAAAAGATTTCAGGGATTCAATAATACTCATTTTGTGCCGCCTCCCGCCATCCTCTTCGCGCCATTCACGATCTGCGTGCCGTGGATGGCTTTCATTCGCTCGAACCAATACGCGCCGCGCCGGGGGTCGTAAGGACGGGATTTAGCGGTATCGTAATATTGCTTTCGTGCATGTGGTGCTATCCAGCGAACAAGACCACTGCCAGGTACTGTGCCAAGCTGCCCGGACTTAATCAACATGCTTGTTCGGATAGGGATGAGTGGGGTAGAAAGGCGCAGAACTTCGCTGTCAACATACTGCTGCGCGCGGGTGTAATGCCCCTGCCACTTGTTTTTGAAACTAGTGCTCCATGTGAGTCGCGCTTTTCCGGCACTGGTGACAATGATTTCCCCGCGCGGGGTTTTAATCTCTGGACCGTCCATCATTTCCCACCCACTTCCCAGTGCGTCAGTCCGCCGTAGTCAAATGTGGCCACGCTTGTGATGGTCAAAGCATCGTAATTCTGTGTCAGCTCAGCAATGGAACCACTGGGGGCTGGTACAAAAGCGCATTCACCCTTGACCATAAAATCCTTAGCCTTGGTTTGCATCGTCCACGCACCGGCAGGTGCTGTCTGATAGTCTGTGGGCAGCTTATATACTGCGCCACCGGAATCAACATTGAACGGGATAAATACCCGCACGCTGTCCACGGCAGCCGAGCCAGTCTTGTTAACGTTTTTTGCTTTGGTATCCTCCCAGAGCACGCCACGCAAGACGGTACGATTGTATCCGGCCTTGGTGTAGTTGTAGATTGTTATGCTGTGCAGCCAATTCATCGGCAGTGTCCTCCAGTTGACCGATCCATCAGGCCAGTATAAATCAGATAAGGTGCCGCGGTGTCAGACAGTGCAGAATCGAGCGCTTCGCGGATGATGCCGGGGTCCTGATAAGCAACGCTCCAGCTCCCGACGGTTTCATTTTTGACGCCGGCGGCTGTTCTCGCAGCCTTTCGCGCATCTTTGTATTCTTGGATGCATTCTGCCACTGCACATGTCGCCATCTTCACGGCATCCGTCACCGCCCGGCCTTGATTGAGCCGATTGTAGGTCAGCTGATCGATAAAGAGGGACGCTTCCCGGGCAAGAGTCGGAAAAGCGTCCTCATCGATTGCAGACCCGTGGTATACATCACGGTAATACTCAAAGTCTGCGTAGATCATAGCTGCTCCTTACTGCACGATCGGCAGAGTGATCGGCTGCGCAATTGCCGCGCTGGCAACCGTCACAGTAGCAGTTTGCGTCACATATCCTGCCTTTTTGATGGTGGCCGGGTAGGTGCCGGGGCGCAGATTGAATACTGCGGTACCGTCAGCATCGGTCAGCTTCTTCGCACCGTTGACGTCAATACGCGCGCCGGAAATGGCAGCAGGGGTTTCAGCGTTGTCCATTACCGTGAAGGTTACAGCGTAATCGGTTGCCGGGGTAGTGGGTTCCAAGTATGCAAACGGTACATTTGCGCGATCGCCGTTCAGACGGGTAACCGGATTTGGCAGCGCCCACCCGAGGCGCATCACGACACGCAGGGCAATCATATCCTGCTGGGCCAGAGCGTACACAATTTGCTTTGTTGCCGGATCAATGATGGTGGCTTCTGTCAGGATTTTTACGGTCACGTCCTGACGCATCGCGTATACAGCCTGATTCCACGCACCGGCAATCATTTGCGCGGTGGACATATCAAATGCGCCGTTCTGATCGAATGTGATGGGCGTGCCGTCCAGCGCATAGGGCGTGGAGCCCTTCATATCAGACACAAACAGCGGCCTGCCAGTAGTGTCTTTCAATCCGCGCAACGCTGCCCTAGCTTTCAAAGAGGAAAGAATACCGTTGACCATGTATCCGGATTCTTCAACCTTTGCAATCAAGCCGCTTGTACCCATGATATTGTCATAGGTAATGCCGCCGGATGCTGCGACGTTGTTGCCAGCCTGCCGGGCAAGTGTGATAATGTCGGACTGCCATTCGCTGGGGCGACCGATGCCGAACGCGATTGCCTGATCAACCTTCTGACCCATCGCTTCGTTGACGCGCGGGGTGACTTCGCCCATGATGTCATAGCTGGCATCATCCAGCACGGCCTCCGGGATGGGGACGATAACGGCCAGCTCTGCAGCGGTCAAATACACGTTATCCCAAGCCTGCTGTGAGGTTTGCTTATAGCCGGTATCACCGTTGACCCAGTAGGCCATGGGGAGCATATCCAGCACGGGAATCCGGGTCTGCTTGCTGGTCATGTTCGGGAGCTTGCGCATCAGGGCAAGAACTGCCGAGTTTTTGGGGGCGTCCTGAAAAATGGTAGAAACGATCTGTTCCTGAATAAGGGCCTCTGCGGCCTGTCTATCAATAGGCATATTTTAATCTCCTTTTCGTCCGAACGCTTCGCGCAGGGCGGCGTTCGCCTTTTCATTGTTGGTAAGCGTACCGGTCTGCGGGCCGGGGGTAGGTTTGGAAAATATGGGCGGCTTTTCATCACTTTCGAAAAGAAAGCCCTTTTCGGTTTTGAGCGTTTCAAGCTGTTCTTTGAGCCCGAGAATAGATTCACCGTCCAGCTTCATTGCGTCGGTTTTGAGGTGTGCCTTAACCGATACGGTATCGCGCACCTTGGCAGCTTTCAAAGCATCATTGAGTGCATAATCAAATTTCAGCGCGTCGAGCTTCTTTTGAGCCTCCACCGCCGCCGTGTCAGCTTTGGTTTTCCAGTCGGGGTCATACCCGGCCAGCTTGCCGTTGGCCTCTCCGAGCTGCGTTTTGAGCCCGTCACGCTCCGTGGTCAGAGCGGAAACAGTGTTCTGCAGCTTGGTCAGATCAGCACCGTGCAAATCCATAATTTTCTGGACGGTTGCATCGTCGGTGATATTGAGGGCGGTCAAATCTTCGCGTTTCATAATTCCTCCACACACTACGCTTTTTACGTGGTCGCATCACTTGTGCCCCGTAGTTTTACGACGTCGGGGCGGTCAAAAATGGTATAAAAAAGCGCCCTGTTGGGGCGCAATTCAACGGTGTTTATTTGCCCACACGGCCTTAGATGATACCGATCGGTTAAACCCGAGCACCTGCTCTCGCTCGCCCTGCCGTAGCATACCGGTCTGGCTAAGAAAATCGTCCATCTGTGACTTCTGCCGGGATAGCTTCACCGATGCCGCCTGAAACTGCTCGTTTAGGGCGTTGCGCAGCTCTTCGCTATCAGTGGCTTTCATACCTGCATCATACCCGGCCAGTTCGCGCTTGGTGGCCCTGATCTGGCGTTCCATGGCTCGTTGCATCTGGGTGGCATCGTAGTATTTGATGGTTTCGCCGTTGTACTGGACGGTCTGATTTTCATATTTCCGTAGTTGTTCGCGGGGATATGCTGATGAGGAAAGCCCATCGAAGAATGGAAAGAAGCTGTGTCGGCAGTTCCAGCCGCAGAGTCCTGCACCAGTACCGTAACCAGTGGATTTTACAAAGTCAGGGTACTTGCTGTGCTTGCCACTGCGGCTGAATACCTTTCCCTGCCACACCTGATGCTCTGGCCGGGCGCCGGGATGAGCGGTGGTTTCCACCAGGTCGCAGCCCATATCATCGGCATACCTGTCAGATATCTGCGCCGCTGTTTGTGATGCTCCGGTCAGTGTCGCCCGGCGAATTGCCACGTC